CAGGATGGCGATGATGCTCGTCGTCGGCGGCGGAGCGTCGACCCGGACTTCCCATGTCTCGTCGAGGATATGGGACTCGCGGAAGGCTCCGTTTCCGGTGGCCTTGCTGGGCTTGTATTTGGTGGAAACAACGGCCATCGGATCACCTCGCGAAGTCGAGCTCGAGGACGTCGACACCCATGTCGGAGGTGTTCTCGACGATGGTCTCCAGGGCGTCGAGTTGCCGCTCCTGGACGTCGTCACCGCCGCCCCGCATCAATCGAAACATCTCGGAGATGCCTTCCTTTGAGCGGCTGTCGACGGCGGTCAACTTCTGGCCGGCAGCGGCACCGAGGGCACCGCCGACCGGATCCACCGTCGTCCGCTTCGTCTCGTCGATGCCGCCGGCAGCGGTTCGGGCCTTGGCGACGGCGGCGTCGATCGCGGCCGTGAGCGGACCCGCGGCGGCCTGCCCGATCTCGCGGCCGGGGGCGGTGGCCGCGTCCAGGTTCGACATCGCGGCGGCGAAGTTGGCCTTCGCCCCCTTGGCCAATTCGTCGTTGAACCCGGTGGCCGCCGCGGTCGCTGAGTCGAGGAGCGACGACGACAGCCCGAAGGCACCGGCGATGGCCTTGGCCGCGACCAGGAGCCCTTCGATCGGGCCGGTGATGCCCATCACGAAACTCTGAAAGACCCCGGCGAGTCCCCGGCCGATGGCCGCGAACACCGACGCCACCCGGGAGCCGATGTCGAAGACCCCCGACCAGTAGTCCCCGACCGCCGCGAAGGCTTCCATCACGCCACCCGAGCCGACGATGAATCCGTCGACCACACCGGCGAAGGCTCGCGCCCCGGAGAGGATCCCCTCGCCGATCGTCTGGCCGATGTTGGCCCCTCCCATGGAGCCGACCAACTCCGTGAACGTCGTCATGACCTCGGCCACCGCCGGCGAGAGATACGCGACCACCTGTTGAACGATGCCCTGGACGGCCTTCCCAGCCCCCTCGAAGGAGTCCTTCATCGCCTGGACGTTGCCTGTCTGGTCCTGGGTAAGGGCGAGGCCCAGGGCCCTGGCCCGGTCCTCGGCGGCGGCGATCGCCCCGGCCCCCTGGTTGAAGAGGGGGAGGAGCTCGGCCCCGGACTTGCCGAAGATCTTCACCGCTGCTGTGGCCCGTTCGGCTTGGGTCGGCAGGGCCGCGATCGCATCGGCGACGAGACGGAACCGATCCGCCGCCGTGGTGCCCTGGAGATCGTCGACAGAGACCCCAAGGCCCGCGAAGGCCGCCTTCGCTTCCTTCGACCCCCGGGCTGCCTTCACGAACGCGACGTCGAGCCGGGTAGCCCCGGCGGCGATCTGCTCGAAGGAGATGTCGTCTTCGACGATCCGGAGGGCTTGTAGCTCCCCGTAGGTCATGCCGATCCGGGCCGCGAGCTTCGACGTCTGGTCGATCGCCTCGGCCTCGGCGTTGCCAAACGCGAGCAGGGACCGGGCGGCGTTCGTCGCCGCGCTCGCGATGCTGCCGATCAACTGGGCCGCGTTGATCGCAACCAAGGCCGATAGCTTCCCGCTCGCCTTGCCGACCGCGTCCTCGAGCTTGTTCGTTTCCGCTGCCGCCTTGGTCGTCGTGGCTGTCTCCTGGCGGAGCTCGTCGTCGGCCTTGTCGACGGCGCGGGCATAGGTCTGGTGGTCGATCGCCCCCATGACCAGGAGACCGTTCAATCGGGTCACCTCGGCCGCGTGTCGTTCCTCGGCGGTAGCCACTGACCGAGCAACGATCGCCCCCTCTCGCATCGCGTCGGAGAGCCTTCGCTCCGCCTCTGCCGCGGCTTCCGTCTTCTCCGACTCCAGAGCATCCGCCGCCCGCTTGGCCGCCTGCTCGGCCTCGCGCGTGGCTTCCTCGCGCGCCCGGGTGTATCCGGTGGCATCGTCAAGCGTCTGGTTCAACTTTTCGACGGCCCGGCGATAGGTCTCCTGGGAGATCGCACCAGCCGACAAGAGTTGCTCGGCCTCGGCGAGGGACTCGTCGTATCTCTCGAAAGCGTTTTGGCTTTCGCGGGTCACGGCGGCCCCACGTTGCATCAATCCCGACTGCTCGGCCGCGATGTCGTTGATACGGGCGAGACTCGCGGCGTATTCGTCTGCGGTGATCGTCCCGGCTTGGAGTTGCTTCGCGAGCCCCTCCATCCGACCCCGGAGGAGCCGAAGCGTCTTTTCCGACTTCTCGGCCGCCGGGCCGAGCTTGTCGATCCCGCCAGCGGAAACACCCTGGAGGACGGCCATCGAGGATCCGAGGCCGCGAACGTCGACTCCGAGCTTTTTGAGCGCCGCACCGGCGGCCCCGGTGGCCTGGACAAGCCCACCGGCGGAGGCGGTGAAGATCGCGCGAACACTGCCGATAGCTGCGCTCATCGGATCACCCCTTGCCGCCTCATCTGGTCCGCGAACTGTGGGACGGTCGCCAAGACCGCCGCCATTTCTTCGTCGCTCTGGACGTCCTCATCGACCCGATAGTTCGGGAGGAACATGTCCTCCATGTTGTCGTTGACCTTGCCGATCGCGCTTGCCACCGTCACGGCCGTCCGGGCCGCCTGCCGCCAGTGTTCCCCGAATGGTTCAACGTGCCAGAAGGCCAGCCAGCCGACGATCTCATCGATATCGATCTCCTCGACGAACCTCCGGAAGTCGGGCCGATTACATTCCAGGGCCAGCCGACGGACGAACCGCTCCAGCGGCTGGCCTTCTATTCCCCCTTGGCCACCTCGACGCGTTGATCGTCGACAGCGAGGACCGTCTCCCACGCCTTCGCGTAAAGGCCCGCGACGATCGCCGGCGAAGCCTGAAGGAGGAGGGCGATATCCCCGTCTGGGAACAGCCGGTTCCCGGCTTCGTCGACCAGGAGGATGGCGACTGCCTTGGCCGCGGCCTCGGCCGCGACTGGCTTCGTCTCGCCGTGCCGGGCGACGATGCCACGCCACTCAGCGAACGTGGGATGACGGAGCCGGGCGGTCTGTCCGCAGACCTCCACCTCCACCGCTTCGCGCCGAGGGCCAGCCAAAATCGAATCACGAGTGAGCATTTCAGGTTCCGTCAAAGGTGAACTGGGCCACTCCACGAACCTTGTCGCGGATCTGGCCGGTGAACTCGAGGTTGGTCATCAGCGCCGAGCCACTGACCGAGAAGGCATGACAACTGGCCGCGAGAGTCGCGCGCCGGCCGCGGTCGGAGGGACCGAGCGACGAGGGGTTCCCGAGGAACTCCACCTCGAGCGTGATCGGATCGACGGCGGTGATGTCCACTTGCCGGACGATCCGGCTGTTCGCACCCGACCCGAGGATCGTGGCCCCGGCCGCGGTGACGTCGACCACTTGGCCACCGGGGAGAGCGCAGCGAAACCGCTGGATCTTCCCGAGGTTTACCCCTCCGAATGAGACCGCGAAGCCCTGCGCGCTTGCCATGTCGCCCCCATGATCACGGGGACGGCGGAACGACGGTCGTCATGCGGAAGGACGCGGTGAACTGGATCTTCCCCTTCACCTCGCCGGAGATCTCGTAGTCGGTGCAGATCGCGTAGCCCGAGATCCCAAACTTCGCGCAGGTGATCGCCCCCGACGCGTCTTGTCCCGGCGCGGGCATGTCGTACCCCTCGACGGTGATCACATCGCCGTCGTTGAGCGGGGCCGGTTCGTAGACCGCGTCCGACCCCTCGGCGAGGTCGAGCGTCGAGACCTCGATCTCCTGGGTCGTGCGCTTGCGGGTGATCTTCCGGACCTTGAAGCTGGTCCCGGCGAAGGTGAACGTCGTACCCTGTGCGGACGGGAGGGCGGAAGGTGGCATGGGTCACTCGTTCCAGAAGATTTGGTAGGTCTGTTCGACGACGTAAGTGGTGGCCGATCGGCCCTCAAACTGAATCGGGGGGCCGTCCCGCTCGTCCGTCAACTGGACGCGGTCGATGGTGGCACCGTTGGCGGTGCCGGTGAAGTTGTTCAAAGCTGCGCGAACGGAGTCCGCCAGGGCCTTTCCGGCGAGGTAACCGTCGGAATAGATCTCGACGGTAAACGTCCCCGAGACAGCCCCCGTCGTGCCGTTCTCGAGGTCGAGATCGCGCTCGGAGTTGTCCCTCGCGAAACACGCGAACGGGGGCTCCTTCTTGTCGGGGCTGGTCACCGGATAGATGTCGATCCCGGCCGCGGCGGCGGCTGCGTAGATCCACGCCTCTGGGGAGCCGTTGTTCGCTGGCATCAGTAGCCCCTATAGCGCCCACGGCCCTGCTCACGGGCGAGCTCGGCGGCGGCCCGTTCCAGGCTCACCCCCATCTCTTTCGTGATGTTCGACAGGATCGTTGACTGGTTGGCGGCGATCGTGTCGCGAAGCATCCGGCGAGCCGGCATTGATCCGCGTCGGCCTCGTCTCTTTGTGAATCGCTCGACGGTCCCATCCTCGACGATTGCGGAGTGGTTGCCCTTTTTCCCGTCGCTCCCGCCGCGACCATATCCGACGACGCCGACCACCCGTTGAGTCTGGGTCTTCCCATAGGTGCGGATGATCGTCTTCACGCTCCGACGAAGCCCTCCGGTACGGACGGGAGTCGCGGCGCGAAGCGCCGGGTGGAATGGCTTGATCCCACGCCGGAGGGCCTTTTGCATGTGCCGGACACCGAGCCGGCCGGGGAGACTGTTGAATGCGCGGACGAGGGAATCGATCTCCGTCCGTGGCCCGTCGAGTCGGTAATCGCGGTCCCAGCGGAACACCTCGGTCATGCCGTCTTCTCCGATGCGATGATCGTCTGTTCGTCGCGCTCGTCGGCCACCACTGAGGTCGGATAGAGAATCCGATTCCCCCCGGACTCCCAGACGATCCGACAGGTTCCGTCCAGGCCATCGACGAACGGGATCACGATCTCGAAGGTCGACTGACCGACCGTCTGCTTTCGCTCGGTCGTCTCCCCGTAGCTGGTCTGCTTGATCGACCCGCGGCGGCGGGTGAGCTTCGACCACGACTGGATCGCCTCACCGACGGCATTGCGCGAGACGGTGGCGGTCTCGATGCGGAAACTGTGGGTCCGGGTTCCCGCTGGCTGGAGCGCCATCAGTAGGCTCCCGTAATCGAGATCGAGGCCAGTAGGGTCTCGAAGCCCATCGGGAGCTCGGTGGCGATCGTGCCGGTCAACACCCCCTCGCGGTGTTTGAAGCCGTGGGCGACGTAAAGCAGGATCGCGGACTCGGCCGCGGGCTCGATCCGGCCGCCAGCGGGGGGCCCGGCCCAAAACGTGACCACGAGCGGGGTGTCGTCGTCGAACGTCGGCCAGGTCGTGAACCGGATCACCGCCGGGGTCGAGTCGGCATCGACGGAGTAGGTGGCAGAACTGACCGTCACCCCACCCACAGTGATCACCAGCGGATGGGTGCCGTCCACCAGGAGCGGAGGGACCGGAATCCGGAGCTCGTCCCGGTGGTGGTAATGCTGGTGGTAGAGGCCGTGGTGGTGGTTGTGGTTGTCGAGGTCACCGACGAACGTGGCGCGGAACTGCCGGGTCGCCAGCGTCGTCCCGAGCCGTTGCTCCACCAGCCGCCGGCCGGTCGACACCAGCCGCAACAGGAGGGCATCGTCGTCGATCTGCTCCGGGAGCAGGCCCACCTGGCCCTTCGCTGCCGCGAGAGAGACAGGCTCGACTTCGGCCTCGGTGAGTTGCTTGAGAGAGCGGACCTTGAGCATCGCCCCTCCGATCACTTTGCGGCGCGTTGGACGTTCTTCGGCTTCGGGGCATCGGCCCGCTCGATGACGGGCTCGGCAACGGGCTCGGGGGCGGCGATGAACGTGGCCAGGCCGCAGTCGACGAGGTGGCGGGCCATCCCCTCGGGGAACGACACCACGGCACCGGTTTGGTGATCGCCCCACTCGGAGCGGAACTTGATCGAGACGGAAGGCATGGACATCGGGGGCTCCTGAAGAAAAACGGCCGGGCGAGGTTGGTTCCTCGCCCGGCCGCGGAGAGTCACGGGCGGATGATGGGATGGGATCAGCTGGTGGCCTGGAGGATGGCACCGGCGTACTCGGGGCCATGGTTGCTCAGGCCGAACCGACCGTGAGCGAGGAAGACCGTCTGGTTCTCGCGGGCCTTGAGCTCGCGGAGCGGGGTGACCGAGAGCTCCTTCCGCATGGCCAGGGCGGTCGTCATGCGGTAGGCACCGTAGACGGCCAGGACGTTGGCCGGCAGAGCGTCGGTCTTGTAGACCGGAACTCCCCAGACCGACATCCCCGGGGCACCACCACCGACCATCGGCTGGACGAACCGCGTCCCCTCGAGGGCGAGGAGTTGGCCCCAGCCGGCGGCCGAGACGACCCAGGCAAAGTCCCCCATCACCATGGGATCGATCGAGCCGATGACCGCGCCGACGTTGGCCGCGGAGATCGTCGAGCCGACAGCCACGGTTGCCTTCCGGCCAGCAGCGATGCCGGCGTAGAGCCCGGCGATCGAGTTGCCAGCATGGCCTGCCAGCCAGGTCTGGTCGTAAAACTTTGCGTAGGCGTTGCCGATGAACTGCGTGACGTAGCTGGCGACGTCGATGGGCGAATCGTCCAGCAGGTTGTTCGACACATCGACTTCGGCCTTCGCGTCGTAGACGGTCAGCGTCACCTTCGAGGTCGTCGGATCCTGCGCGGTGGGCGCGGTGTTCTCGGCCACGAAGTCGGCGGTCACCGACCCGAGCTTCGGGACGTCGACCGTCCGGCTGTTGGTGTTGAGCGTGAGCGCGAGTTGCGCCCCGATCGACTGCCGGTTGATGACGTTGACGATCTCGTTGTACAAGTCCACCGGCGGGTTGAACTCGGGGCCGGCACCGGCGGAGCCGGTCTCGGACAGGGCCCGGGCGTTCACCGTGCCATCCCGCAGGCCCCGCAGATACTGGGAGACGCGGAGGAGACGGGCCTCGTCGGAGTAGACCGTCCGGCCGAAGCTGGCCAGCTGCTGGGCCTTGGCCTGCTCGCCCTCGTCGGATCCGCGGCGGTCGGCAGCGTTGCTGGCCGCGCGGGTCATCCGGGCGAGGCGCTCGTCGGTGGCGTTCTCCCGCTCGAGCTCCGCAGAGACGGCATCGGCGCGGGCCTCGAGCTCGCCGAGACGGCCGAGGTTGTCGGCCTGCTCCTGGTCACTCGCGGGGCTCGCGGATCGGAGAGCCTCGATGTCGGCGTGAATCTTCGAGGCTTCATCCTGGAGCCGGCGGCGGTTGCTGACGGGGTTCATCGGGAGTCTCCGGGGGGCGTGTGCGGTGTCGAGGACTTACGCACGATCACGGAGCGGGCGGTGCCGGTGAAGTTTCGGTGGTAAGGTACAACCGCGTCACTTCTTGCAGCCGCAGGGGCAGTCCTTGTCACATCGCATCTCGATGCGTCCATCGGGCCGGTAGATCCCGCCCTGACACTTCCCCGCGCATGCACACTTCGCCGGTGCCGGTGGCGGAGTCGGTGCCGTCTCCGGTGCGAGGGACGCATAGGCGGCAGCGACGGCCGCGGCGGCGCGTGGAGGCTCGCGGTCGATCTCGGCCGGATCGGCGGAGAGGCTGGCCAACAGGGCGAGGAGGGAGCGGTAGATGGTCACTTCGTTTTCCCCTTGAGTCCGTCAACGATCATGCCAGCGCCGACCATGCAGCCGATCGGCACCTCGAGGAGCATCCACCAAAACGGCGAAGTCACCGTCAGCCCACCGCCGGCGAGCGTCGGCGCGATGATCTTCATCCACCAGAGCATCCACTCCTGGGAATCAAGCCGGTAGGCGATGATCCCCGGAACGGGACGGGCGACCCACAG